CTGCTTTATCGTGTTTATTAACATTTCCTGGCATATCAATATATTTTGTTACTTCACCTTTTTTACCATGAAAGACAATATAATATTTGTTATTACCACTATAATAAGACATTTGATTACCATCTGCAGTATAATCAGTTCTACCATAAACATCTTTTGAATTCTTTTTAACTTTCGTCAAAATACTTCCTGACAATCCTTCATTTACGGATTGTAATTCTTCTCTAATTATTTTACGGAGTGTATTACGTGATACCGTTTCTTTTTTCAATCTACTCTTTGTTGCCCCATTTACGGATTCTTCAAAGTATCCCTTTTGTCTTAAATCTTCTTTACCCTTTTCAAGAGATTTTTTGTTTTTATGGATTTGCAGATCCCAAAAATCACTTCCGTCAGTATGTTTTGATTTACCGTTATGGAAACTGATAACGTATTTAGCTCTACCTATATTATGTCCGATTCTAAATCTTTTTTGGCCTTCATTTACGGATTCTTTTTTCAATCTGCTCTTTTCGGCTCTACCTCGATTTTTTGATTCTGATTCAAATCCCACAATTTTTCCTCCCTTATGTGATGCATCTTTACCATCACCATTTCCATAAGTACCTTTCTTACGATTGTACTTATTTAATTCAGCTCTATACTTTTTAGATTTAGTGGATGAACCATACTTTGCGTATTCTTTTTTGTAATCCCTCTCCGTTCCACGAGAATCTTTTTTCTTGGTTTCTTTTATATCACTTGTACCTGAAAGTTTATATCCCAAGACTTCGGCATTCTTTTTTCGTTGGTCATTCCACTCATCTGTGAATCCACCATCGTATTTTTCAAGTTCTTCTCGTACCATATCACTAAGATAGGCTGATAATCTTGATTTATATTCGTCCACAGGTTCTTCCTTATGTTTTACCCAAACTGGGTGTTCTTCACCACTATATGGTCAAGTGTGATGACCAGGTTTCATTATCTAATATACTTTTTAAGTGATTTTACAAAATCGTTTTTTGCACCACCACCAAACTCTGTTTTAATTAGAAATGCAACACCTCGTGCAACTTCATCTAAACTAACACTACCACCACCTTTTTTCTCGGCCTTTTTGAATCCACCCAATACACCTTTGTATACCCAAGTCCAAAGAGATTCATTTTCTTCGTTTAGTTTTTCATCAAGACGGAATTCTCTCCATTTCTTGTTCATTTCGTATATTTGTCTATCTTTCATGTTATAATCCCTTTTTAACTAATCTAACGTATCTTGCTAATTCATTAGCCTCAATACCAAGTGCAGTAACTACTTGACCTAAAATGGCACCAATTTTCTTTTTGTTTAAATTTGCACCTTTTGTGGCTTCGATAAACTTATTCATATGTCGTTTTACTTGTGCTGGGATTGGAGCGTCAAATGCATCACCTTCCTCAGATACTATTTCTCTAATCATTTCTCTTAATTGTGTTTTTGTCATTGTTACTCTCCTCTAATAATGTCGTTAATAATTTCTTCTACTTTACAGTATTTGTTACACGTTCTACCATCTTCTACTTTCTCTACTCCTTCTTTAAGTGGATATAAAAATGCACCGTGTGTGCTTGGATTACTGACAAAATCAAATGCAATTAACTCAAAATCATCTCCTACTTGTTGACCATCACCCTCCTTTAGTGGTTCTACTGAACCCATACCTCTTGACGAAATACCTAATTTTATTCCTGCCTTAAATAATTCCGTTAGAATATTTCCTGATGGTGTCCCTAATACTTCTACTGTTCCTACTAAGTTTTTTCCTTCCCAATGCATTTCAGTAATATTGTGAGATACATTTTGTAAATTTACCACGGATGATTCTGGATGGTCTAATTCACCCATTGCTCGTTTTTGATTAATAAATCCTTCAGAATATTTCGTTGCTTCACGAGCTAATATCTTGCCTGGATAAACTCTACCATTCTGGTTTTTTGCATCTGCTCGCTGTAATACTCCATGCACTACGAGACGACCCTGATTAGTTTTTAGTGATTCAGTTATTTGTTCCCGTGAAATTTCAAACGGGAGATAATCGACAATCAACTGCCTATTACTCATTATATTCTCCTATTGATAATTCTATCATGTAATTCCGTGAAATTGTAACTTGATTTTTTTGATTCTGTAATTGATCTGTATTGTTTTCCGTTTACTGTGATTTCAGCACCATCGTCTACCTTAGCATCCTGTACTTTTTGTCTTGTTGAATGAGATTTAGTGTAAGTTGGTTGGTCTGCTCTATCTAAATCATCCCACCAATCTTCTTCTAATTTATTTATTTGATGTCGTTTCATTACATCTTCAAATGTAGGTAGTGGATCACCAAATTCCCTCTTTACAAAAAATCTCTCATAATTTTCTTGTAATATGTGTTTTTTTGTCATTTTAATCTCCTATCTCTTAAATCTTTTGTAAAACTCTGAAAATTCATATTTTGATTTTGGTTCTTTTTCCACTTCACTAATTCTACGAAACTGTTTTCCATCAATCATAAGTGTTTCTTGGTTTAATTCATTACCAGTTCTGGGGGATTTGGCACCAACTACCTTCTCCATGCGTCCGAGTTCTCTCCTACTTTTTCTAAATTCTTCTCTATCATCATCAACAATTGATTGAATCCTTGATATTTCTTCTTCATCACCCGTTTCTTTTGCATCGTCCAACTCCCCCTTTGAAAAAGTAAGGTTTTCTTCGGCGGTATCATAATCATCTTCAATTTTTTCCTGATTAGCAGTATAATATGTTTTACGAGATGCAACGAATTCTTTTCTATCACCATCAACAATTGATTGAATCCTTGATATTTCTTCTTCATCGCCCATTGCTTTTGCATCGTCCAACTCCCCCTTTGAAAAAGTAAGGTTTTCTCCAGCAGTAGCATAATCATCTTTAATTTTTTGTGGGTCTAATTTTTCTTCACCACTTGGTCCTTCACCACTCGGTTCTTCACCACCATCATCATCATCAGCTTGTTGTGCTTGTTTTGAACCTGGATGGGCTTTTATATATTGTGCCTGTGCTGATGCATCCATATCATCCCACCAATCTTCTTGTAATTTACTTTCTTGATGTTGTTTCATTACATCTTCAAGTGTTGGAAGTGGATCACCAAATTTTCTTTTTGTGAATCCAGGTGTACTTTCGTTTATTAATTTTTTTAATTTTATCACATTACTTCTCCGTTTTCATAAAATCATATTCTTGATTTTTAAAAATTTGTTCAAATTCATCTACATAATCTTTTGCTAACATAATTCTTTGTCTCTTTGGAAATATGTCTCTATCGTTTCCACCGAACTCTTTAACATACTTCTTAGCTCCATCATTGACAAGATATACAAATCCTTTCATGGCTAATGATGAATTATACTTTCCCTTTTGTTTCTTTTTAGATAAATTCTTTAATATTGGAATATATGTACCATTATATAAACGAGAATCATTATCAATGTAGAGTTTTAATTCTTCCATTTCACCAGAAAGACTGCGTTCAGTTAATAGTTGAATTTCTTCTTTGATTATTTCTCTTAATTGTGTTTTGGTTATTTTCATTTTATTTGTTCCTATATACCATCGACATTAAATTTTATACCACTTCCTTTTAGGGCTTTATAAATTTTATCGGCTACACTTTTATCAATATAACCACTAAAATCAAAAAAAGTTGAAGTTTTTTCATATTTAACATTTGGAAACTGTTTCTTTAATAGTGATGATATTTTTATACTTTGTATAGAATTTTTAGCATCAATAGCAAAATTTGAATTATTTTCTATAAGATAAATTTCTTCTCTAATTATTTCTTTTAATTGTGCTTTAGTTAATTCCAATAATGTCTTCATTTCATTTTCCCTATTATTTTAGTCAGCCGAGATATCATATCCAACATCCCAGGTACAGATCTATAGTATTTTTCAGCCCATCCTTCTACTTTACCTTTATATTTAGTTGCATTGAAAATCTCATTTCTCAACGTATTCAACCCATCAACTAACATCTTAGGTGCATCATCGGGATCTATATAAGCTTCAGTTACTTCTTCTTTGATTATTTGTCTTAATTGTGTTTTAGTTATTTTCATTTTGATTTCCCCATCATTATTTCATGTCTTAACTTTTCAAGTTTCTTAATCCACTTATTTAGTGAATCAATCATATAATTCTTATTTATATCTTTGTTTTGTATTTCGGTGTGCCATCGTTTTAATAAAGTAGAAATACTAAACAAAGAGTCCAAATAGGACTTTTTATTTTCTGTAAAGGGCATTTTAGGCCTTAATACAGTTTCCCAATTTTATTGGATAATTTCACCAATTTTTCACTAATCTTGCCCATGGCTTTGTGAGTGTTTTTCCAGTAGCTTCTGGAATCAATGGACAGCTCGGTTTTTAGTTTGACATTCATCTTAACTAACTTATCTAACTCATTTAGTTTATCACGGACTTCTCTCATTGACTGACCAATTTTTTGTTTAGCACTCATCGATTCATCATTTCTGTAATCATGATACTTTCCCTCTCTTACTTTTGATTTGTGATTTTTCATGATACCAGCTAAAGTTGGAAGTGGATCACCGAATTTCCTGTTGGTAAATCCTGGAGTTTTTGATTCGTTTATAGACTCTTTTCTCAATTTTGGGTTCTTTGTGACATATAAACCAGTTCCACGAGTTGGTTCTTCGTGACCTTTCGTGTATCCAGCCTTTCCTTTTTTAGTACCCTTTTTATTACTACCACTGAAAGCGTGTGGTGTATTATAACTACCACCTACACTTGCAGTTGAATTTGCCTCATCTAATTCTTGTTTAATAAGTTCACGGACGAGTTTTCGTATTAGACTTTCCCTATTTAACGACATTTCTAAGTTCTCCAATAAGTGAATAATATCTCATTAGTGATACAACCTGCTTATCTCTAACAATTTTACCTTTTGTTAGAGTATCAGCTTGTGCTATAGATTCTTTTAACTTAATTTTAGTAATTTTATCAGTAATCTTTGGTAGTGATTTAGTCAAAATCTCTTTTACCTTTTTAACTTCACCGTTGATAAATTCTCTTAATGAATTTGTATTAGAAATGTTATTTACATATTCTTTTAATAGATTTCGTTGCATTGAATTAAGAGTTTTATATTTACCATTAAAATTATCCACCATTAACTGATAAGACAACAATCGTAAATCTGTATCTTCTTTTTTGAATTCAGCAAGAGTTTTATTGTCTGTATTTCTCGGTTTTGTTTTATTTCGTGTGATGTGTTCCATTATAGTAAATGTACTATTTACTTCATCTGCTGGATCAAATACCGGAGTAGTTTCTGCAAGAAATGACTTATATATTGAAGCATATACCTTGTAATTAGGTATTCTCACATTAAAAAAATCTTCTACTTTATAATTTTCTTTAATTTTCTTAATTAAATTATATTTTTCAGTTCGTAATTTTTTGTTCTGTAGTTTTTCCCTTGACTTTAAAACTACTTCAAGTAATTTTTCAGCTTTCCGTGGTGAATTATAATTTTCCTTTAATAAAACTTGATAGAGTTGATTCTCTTTACCTAACTCCGTTCCCTCATTGAAAAATTTCTTTAAAATTTCAACTGATTTGCTTTTCGCATTATCATTCATCACGTCTACTGTGATCTGACGAGATAGTAATTCGAAAAGTATCCCAGTATTCTTAATTTTACTATGACGTACTCTTTGACTCATAATTTAACTCCTAAATAAGTATATTTCTTCATCTATAAATATAAAAACTTCTAATAATCAATCATTTATTTCGTTACTTAACGATGATGATAATTCATTTTTATATTCTTCTTCTACATCACTAGCTTCAAATAAAATCTTCCTATCTTCTTTACCAATTTTACCTAAACTTTTCTTTAATGTATCGTAGTGTGCTAATGCGAGTCCATATTTCGGACTACCACTACTTGCCTTTCTTTTATCATGTGACCCTAATGGATCACGACCTCTGATACTCGAATCTTTACCATATTTTGGACCTTCTTTTGGACGACCACTTCCTGGCCAACCGTCGTCTGGCATTTCCATATCTAATTCTTTTCCGGTTCTCCCAAATGGACTACCACCACCTTGTTGATCTTGACCTGCCATAGCACCTTGAGTTCCAACTGCTTCCTCACTTTGAACTGGGTCATTTCCCTCTTGTTCTATCTGATCCCATCTGAATTTACGTTTTTGGTCTTTAATAATACCGAGTCTAACATTCTTCTTCTCTTCTTCTGTAAACTTGAAAATGTTATTGTAAATCCATTCTGTATCTGCTATTTTGGAGTCCATCATACTTGACGCAAGACTTTGTTTGTTGTTCCATAACTCTATCTTTTCTTCTTCGTATATTGTGGATGGGTTTGTAAGTTTCAATTCAAAATTGACTAGGTCAGCGTCAGTATAACCTTGTGCATATAAATGAACGATACCAATTTTAGTTAATTCACTTGTTACTATTCGTTGGAGTCGTTCTATTGTTCTTGCGAAACGAACATCTTCGGCTGCAAGAGTAGCTTTTCCACTTACGTTTTCATCATAACCAAGAAATGGTTTTGGGATTTTTAATGCTGCTAGGAGTTTATTTCTCAAATACTCTATATCGTCCACAGCTTCGTATGTAAGACCACTTAAAGTTTCTATTGACGTTCCACTATCGCCACCACGAACAGGGATAAAAAAGTCCTCTGTAAGATTTTGGATGTTGTATTTTAAATTGTAATCACCAGTTGCTGTATCCATAACTGGAGCTTTCTTCATTTTATTTGTAACTTTTTGCATGAAGTTATCAACTTCTGCAGGTGGGATGTTTCCAATGTCAAATTTGAAAATTCTCTTTTCTGGTGCTCTCATAATACGATGGATTAACATAGCGTCTTCCATAAGTGAAAGTTGTTTCCAGATTTTACGACCACCTTCAATCATACTTTTACCATAAGGTAGGAAATTTGAATCTGATAGTAATCTGAAATGTGCCATTTCATAATTTTCCAATTCTTTGTTGCCATTCATATTTGAACTATGTCTCGCGTCACCGTGCTCCACTACGAACTGTGTCATGTATGGATTATCTGGATCTTCACCCTCTATACGAGTAACATCATACGCTGAAAGTGGTACTATATTTGTAATGCCATATTTTTCCTTAATATCCAAATAAAGATAGAAGTCACCGTATTTGCACATATTACGAACCCATGGCCAGAGATTGAATTCTATATTCAAAACATCGTAATATAAATTATGTAATATATCATGAATATTTTCATTTTCAGATCTAATTTCTAACACTTTACCATATTCGGATCGTAACGTACTTTCATCAGCATAAATATCCAATGCACTTGACAGGATTGCGTCATTATCCATTTCTTCATAATCTTTGAATAATCCAAGACGTTGTGCTTGGAAACTAATTGCTTGAGCGTGTCCATATCCACCAGTTGTTAAATTGGTGTGTATTCTGGACCATCTGTCCACAAGACTGTTTCTTGTAGCGTTCTGAACTTGGTTTGTATCAGCAATTTTTAACTTTTTACCACCAGCGTGTCTAACGATAGCATTTG